ATTCAGTTTATGACAGGTACTGAAAGTATGGATAGAGGTGAAGAGTTAAGAATGGTTATTGCTGAAGCTCCAGCTGAAGTAAAAACCGAAATTCGTTTTAGAGATGAATTCCCATTCATTTCTGATCCTAATCTTCCGGATGAATTGAAAATTTTGGTTACCGAAAAATTCAATCATTATCACACTTTTTGTGAAGCCCATAAAGAACTTGTCGAGTCTGTTGTTAAACCTCATTTAGAAGGAAAAAAAGAAAATGAGTCAGAGCAACAAATTACAAACGATGTAATTTTTGGATTAGCCAAACAAGCTGTAGAAAATTTTGAAATGGACCAATTGATTTATGATGAATTTGTTCATTACCGTGATAACAATAAAGTGTTGGGAGTTCATCCCATCTTTAAAAGAAGAAAATTAGCTGAAGCGGTTGACAAAATGACAATGGCAGAAGCAGCTAAGCGAAAAGCAAACTTAGAAAACTACATCCGTAGAGATACCAATAAAGCAGAAAACGCTAAAACTCCTGAAGAAAGAACCAAATTTGAAGAAAAGGTTTTTGATTTCAAAGAAGAGTTGATTTTGGTAAACCTCAAACTGGGTGAAAGTGTTACAAAGTAAATATTTTGCTTTACCGCTTGATGAACTAAAAAAAGAAGAAAGTAGTTCCTCCGATTTATTTCTGTCGAAATATTTGAATAAGCATTATCAACGTATCAAGGCTTTGCCGGATGATTTGTTGAGATTGCCTTCTCCGGAGGAAATCTTCTTCTTAGATACTGAAAATGCCTTTAATGCTTTCACTTTTATAGTGATGGTGGCCAAAACGCAATCAATAAAAGAATTATTGGCTTCCACTTATTCCATCAACATCAGAGTGATTGAGTCACTCATGGAACTGCACGATAACGGATTTATTGACAGTATCACATTAATGGTTTCGGATAGTTTGATTAAAAGAAACCCAACTACAATTGATTTGCTCTCAGCATTGGTGAAGTCACGACCAAATATAAAAGTAGTTTATACTTGGAATCACAGCAAGGTTTCTTTAATGCGGACCGAAAACAATCATTATGTTGTGGAGGGTTCCGGGAACTGGAGTGAGAATGCCTTGATTGAACAATATGTTTTTGTGAACTCTCAAGATGTTTTTGAAGGCAGAAAAAAAATGTTTGACCGAATTTCTAAAAAATGAAAAAAATAGGTTTCTCAATTATGGTCATTTGCTTGGTTTTAGGCTATTTGCTTGAACAAAAACCTATTTCAGAATTTAGACAAGGAATGAGAGAGCTTGTCATATTTATGCTTTGGGTTTATTTTTTATCTGGTCTATATATGATCATCAAAAAAAACAAAAAAGATGGAAGTAAGCCTTATTAATGATTTAAAACTTACTGACGAAGAGTTTGAAACGATTCAACAGTTATCGGGCTTGAATTACACAAAAAGTCAGATAGCGATGTATATGGACATTCCGTTGAATGAATTTGTCCGGGCAATCAATTTGCCAAATAGCAAAATTGAATTTTATATGACGAAAGGAAAATTGGAATCTGATTTTTTAATAAATCAGAAGCTTCAAGCCAATGCAGAATCAGGAAACATTACCGCTGTTCAGGAATTGAATAAAATGAAAACAGCTATAAGTATCGAACAAATTAAATCAAGGCTTTTATATGGTGAAGATTAATTTAGAAGATATCGATATTAATGATGTGTATGAGTTTATGGAAACGGGCAATGTTGCCAATGCTCCTGAAAAAATTGTACAGTATCTCAAGATAATTGACGAATTGCACGGAATGTATCTCAGAACCCGTCAGTATGGCAATAAAGAACAAATTTTAAAGCATTTCATTTTAGTACATGATATTTCCAGGTATAGAGCTGACCGTCTTTATGAAGAAATGTTAGGCTATTTTTATAAAGGAAATTCTATTTCTAAAAAAGTATGGCGAAATATCTATGCTGCCAAACTTGAAAACTTGGCAACAGCTGCCGAACTTTCTGCAACCTCTAATCAAGATTTTGAAAGGGCATCCCGCATTTGGGAGCGTGCCGGAAAAATGCGTCAACTAGAATTAGTTGATCCTCCGGAAATTCCGAAAGAAGCATTTGCAAAACCGTATAAAGTGTATGCGATGGATGCTGAGTTCTTGGGAGAAAAACCAATAAATAGAATTGAATTGGCTCGCCAAATTGACTCTATGGAGGATTACACTCCGGATGAAAAAGAATTACTTAAACAAGAAGCAGCCATTAACCCAATAAAACTATTTGACAATGTCAAGGAAGAACTCCGTCAACCTGAAAGATAACAGAATAGAAAAGCGGTTTGCTACTTGGATTAAAATGGTTATTGATTTAATCAGTCCAAAATGGCTCTGGATTATTGCCGGCCGTGCGACATCTAAAACCTCCGAAATACTAGCAGAACGGTTCATAGACATTTGTCACGATATGCCGGGGGCTTATTTTGCATTCGTTTCAGACACGTACGTTAATGCTTTAAAAAACATTGTGCCGGCACTAATTGAGGGTTTAAATAGAAAAGGATGGATCCAGGGAATCCATTACGTTATTGATGAGCCGCCTCCGGAACATTTTGCTCAACCTTACAAAGCTCCGCAAGAATATAAACATACTATTTCAGTATTTAATGGCTGTTTTGTCAATTTAGTTTCAATGGATCAGCCATCGGGAGCTGCGGGTAACTCTTATCAGCATTTGTTTGGAGATGAAACGAAATATTTGGATTTTGATAAAATAAAAAAACTAACTCCTGCACTTCGTGGTTACAAGAAGTTTGCAAAATCAGTTTTCTATCGTGGAGCTACTTTTACAACGGATATGCCGAATATTTCTGATGGTGAATACGATTGGATTTTAGACCGTCAAAAAGATATGGACCCGGAACAATGTCGTTTGGCTTTACGAGTTGGTTTTGTACTTAATGAACTGAAGATTGAGCGAATGAATGAGGAACGCATTGGCAATAAAGACAAAGTAAAAAAACTAGACAGACAAATTGTAAAATGGGAGCAAAGATGGATAAAAGTCCGTAAAAACAGCACGTTCTACAAAGTAGTTTCTACTTACGTAAATGCAGATTATTTAAACGTGGATTATTTTGTCGATTCCTTAATCGCTTTGGGAGGCGAAGAATATAAAACAGCTATTGGTTCCTTCCCTTCTAAGGTTAGAAAAGGCGAACGTTTTTATGTTACGCTAGGTGATCATCATTTTATTGATAACGCCATTAATACTGACTACTATAAACGTTTTTCTATTGGAGAATCCGTAATTGAAACTTGTTCTGCTTTAAATTTTATATCAAACAAATCTCCGATTGATATTGGTGTCGATTTTGGTAATATGAATTCTATGGTTTCCGGTCAAGAACTGGGAACTACTGTTTATTTATTTAAAAACTTTTATACTCTTCCTCCGTTTGGATTGAAGCAATTAGCTAAACAGTTTTTAGATTATTACGAAAATCATCCAACAAAATATGTCAACATGTATTATGACCGTTCCGGAAATCAATATGCTCAAATCAATCGAGATATGGCTACCGAATTGCAGTGGCATATTGAAAATTATGAAGGAAGATCAACCGGATGGAGAGTTACTTTGATGAACAAAGAACAGGACACTATTTATCATGAGGAAGAATACACGTTGATGAAAAATATTTTTGCCGGAGATAATCCGCAATTACCTCAGGTAAAAATTTGTAAGTATGGCTGTCGTGAATTAAAATCTTCAATGCAAAAAGCCAAAACGAAAATAGGAGCTGACCGCAGAACCGGTCGGAAAATTATAAATAAGGATAAGTCTTCAGAGAAAAGAGCCATTAAATATTTACCAATGGAGTCTACAAATATGAGTGATGCCTCTAAATATTTCTTTTACAGAAAGGAATGGGTAATTTCTTCTTCTAAAAAGAAACAAAGTGGAATGACCGGACCAGAGGTCATAGGTTAACCTAAACGCCCGCTAGGGCGAAAAAATTTTTAAA